GTAATCCTGGTCTTACTCTTAAAAGAGGATTTAATATCATGTTTAATTTCCTCATAATAATTTTTCTATTTTCAATTATAGTAGGGATAAATTCGTTAGCATAAAATTTTCTAAACTCATTTTTTTTTAATTTTAGATCATCAATTGACATCCACATCATTTGTCTTTTTTCATAAATACCCTCTTGTTCTAATATATCTGGTCTTATTTTTTCAACACATTTGAAATTATTATTAAAATATTGGGGTAAATTCTCATCATATTTTACTCCATATAAATGAGAATCGTACTTTGATGTTGAAATACATAATATTAATTTTTCCATTACATTTTTTTCTAGTGACTCTTTATCACCTAAAAAACCTACCATTTCTTCTTCACCTTCTCTACAAGCGGTTTCAAATCTACTTTCAGTTCCTTCGGTTGCCCCTCCAAAATCACTCCATCCTTTTACAGAATCTATCCAAGAATCTCGTTCTAACCCAAATAAAAATTTTAAATTACCAGAATTATCAATTGTGACTGGTAGTAAACCTCCACCATTTAAATTCATTACTAAATTATATATCTATTATTATTTAAATAATTTTAAAAAAAATTGAAATTATTTAATTACTTTTTTTCATTATTAACAAACCACAAAATGAATATTGAATTAATCAAACAAGAATTAGCAGAAAAAGGGTATTGTGTAGTACCAAATGTTTTATCATCTCAAGACGTAGAACTATGTAAAGCAAAATTTAAGGATTGGCAAAAAACTATTCCTAATCACGATAAAATGCACGAAGCAATTAATCCACATGGTATCTATAAATATCATAAGGCAGGTCATACTTGGCATGGTTGGTATATACGAACTAGACCTCAAATCCAAGATATTTTCAAAGCACTATGGAATACAGATGAACTCATAGTCTCATTTGATGGTTGCTGCTATATATCTAAGGAAAGTAGTAAACGTGATAATTGTTGGACTCATACAGACCAAGCACCTAATGCTGATGGATTAAGGTGTTATCAAGGTTTCGTAGCCTTAACAGAGAATAAAGAAAGAACCTTAATTGTTTACGAAGGTACACACAAAATTCATAAATCATATTTTGAAAATAAGGGAATCCAAAGTAATAAAAACTGGCAATTAATTGATAGAAAAGATCTACCAGCAATGTCCGATAAAAGGCGAGTAATGCACATACCAGCTGGCGCTCTAGTACTATGGGATAGTAGGACATTTCATCAAAATCAATACGGTAAACCTAATTCTGAAGAGCGCTTAATACAATACGTATGCTATTTACCTAAAAATCATGAAAATAATACTACAACTATGATAAAAAAGAGAGCAAAATACTTTAAGGAAAGACGTACTACTTCACACTGGCCTTGTCCTATCAATGTTAATAGTCTACAACCAAATACTTGGGGAGACGATAGTAAGAAAATAGACTACGATAAAGTTCCAGAACAAGATATAGGTGATCTAGCTGAAGATATAGTAAAATTAATCGTTTAGATAAAATATAAATTAGTTTAAAAAATATAATTATTATTTAAATTTTTTATATCAATGTCAATAAAAAATTTAGATTTAAATAGCTATAATCAAAATTTAACGGTAAATAAGGAAAATAAAGAATTATATGGAGAGATTTTCACTCCTTTTTCATTAATTAAAGATATGTTTGAATTAATACCAAACCATTTGTTTTATGATAAAACTTTACGATGGTTAGATCCTGGTACTGGTACAGGGTTTTTTAGCATATATTTATATTTCAAACTTTTTGATACATTAAAAGAAAACATTCCAAATGATAACGAGAGAAGTGATCATATTATTAAACATATGATTTTTATGGTTGAAATAAATGATGATCATATTGCTCACTTAACCACTTTGTTTGGAGAAGACTCAAATATATTTAATTATAATTTTTTAGAAGTAAAAATTTCTCCTGAACAATGGAAGTTTGATATTGTAATTGGTAATCCCCCATTTAATTATAGAGGAATTAAAAAAGTACCAACGAATACTAAACTGAAAAAAAAGCACGATGGTACAACTATTTGGGGAGATTTTTTAAAAAGGTCTATGAGTTTATTAAAAAACGATGGTTATCTATGTTTTATAACACCTTCTATATGGATGAAACCAGATAAATCACGATTATATCATTATATTAGACAATTTAAAATACTTAAATTGCATGCCTTAAATAATACTAAAACAAATCAGATTTTTAAAGGCGAAGCACAAACTCCATGTGCTTATTATTTATTAAAAAAATGTGCATCAGATAATTATGTAGATATTTTTGATTATGATCAAAATAAATATATAACTTATTCTCTCAAACCTGAAATACCAATACCTGTTTTTGGATCATCAGTAATTAAGAAATTCTGTAATAAAGTTAATAGTTCAAATAGATTAAGAGTTTATAAAACCAATTTACCTCCTAAAAATTGTATTCTAAGTGATATTGAAAAAGAGAATTATTATATTAACGTACATACTTGTAGGTTAGATAAATTAAGTCCTAAATTAATTATAAAATATTCGTCTAAATCATGCTGCTTTCACAATAAACGTAAATTGATTATGGCGCATGGAATGTATGGATTCCCAACTATAGATAAAGATGGTATTTATGGAATTTCTAATAGAGATAAATATATAATTTTGAGAGAAGATATGGAAGATCTCCGAAAATTACAAAAGTTTTTTTCAACCAAAACTGCATTATATTTATTTGAAAGTACTAGATATAGAATGAAATATCTTGAAAAATATATTTTTGAATTAATCCCAGACATAACAAAATTAGATAATTTTCCTAGTGAAATTAATGATGAGACGATTGCAAATTATTTTGGATTATCAGATGAAGAAAAAACGGCTATAGATAAGTTACATAAAAAGAACTATAATTACTTCCCTGAATAGATAATTTGGAAGACTAAAATTAATATTGCTATTGTTTTACCTATAAAATATGAATTAATAACATCAGTTTGATCATAATCTATTTCTGTATTCGTTATCTCTTCAAGAAAAGTCTTCATATAAGTTGATAAAATTTTTGATAATCCTATAATTATAAAAATACCTATTGTTCTAGCTAACCCAAAGTGACTTTTTAAAAAATTATTTGAATTTCTAAGTAATGTAATTAATGGAGTCAAAAATGTATACATACCGATCGTTACAATAAAAAATACTGTGGAATAATAGAATAACTCAATTTCTAAATTAGGTTGTGATAACATGTATATAATAAATTATTATTATATTTATTCTCTCAATTGACTTAAATTAAAGCACTAAAAATAAAGAACTAGATTATAAACTTGAGAGAAAATTGAAATAAATAGAATCTAATAATCTATGATAAGAACAATTATATATGGAAGAAGTTGGTGTAACCAGATTTAATAATAAAACATGGGATGAAAACTGCGATTATAGAGATAAAAATGATATCGTTGGTTGCTGTTATGGTACTCCTGTATTATTACAAACCGATATACCTATAGGAGCACTACTTTATGTATTAGAAATGAATAATGAAAAAAATAAAATTATGGGAATTGGTCTTATCAGAAATCATAATAGATGTGATAAAAGATACATTATTTATTCAGATGGTAACTATAATAGATACAACTATAAAAGTGATTATAGAATAGATAGATCTGAATTTAAAGATAAAAATGAAACACTACTAGTATTAATGGAACTACTAGTGTTTAAAGGTTATACTCATATGAAGCGTGGACATGGTATACAACTAATTAAAAAGAAAAAATATAAGGAGATAGAAAAAAAGTTTAGTAAAGAAGATATATTATCTCAAATTAGAAAGTTATTTGTAGCAAAATATCACAAAGAATAATTATATAGATTAACTAGAAGTTTCTAAAGTAAAACTGTTACTCCCTATTTTTTCATTAGTCTTTTTTGATTGAATAGCCTTGGCTTTTGCCTTAGCAGCTTTTAACGAAAACTTCTTAGTCTCAATTTTCCAAGTCCGCAGTCTGAATTGTGGTACTCTTTGGTTATAAGATATACTAATAACACCTAACTGTTCATTTGCATATTCTCTTAGAGCTTCAAGTTCATTTACCTTTTCATTTATTGTTGTCATAATAATGATTTCTATACCTACTTGAGTTGGTAGAGCCTCATTAGCAATATAATTTTCTATCCATCTATATAAATCTACACTTACAACATGTATTAGTTCGTAAATATGTACTAATTCAGTATATTTTCTACGAAGTTTATCTTTCCTAATTACATTATTGGCTAGCTCTTCCTTAGATAGTTGTTTTAACAAGAAGCGAATTCTATCATCTTCATAGTTAGTATATTCTCTAACTTTTTGCCTAGCTCTTTGTAATTCATGATGTTGAATATGAGCAAAAGTTCTATGTAGTTCAGTCATTTCATCTATAAAAGTACGCCACTGTTGTTTACAAGAACTATCTGCGCGATAATATCTATTTCTTATTAAATTTCTTAAATTCCACCAATTTGGCATCCCCCCACACGCAATTTCTCCGGGATTTCTCATTGGTGCTCCACCTCCTGTTCTCTGATGTGCATAGAAATGTGGATTATGTACTACACCATTATCTACCATACCTGTTCTCCAGCTAAATGCAACATGACATTGTGTACACCACATCTGATCACATCCTTCAACTTTAAAGATTCGTTCTCCACAACCTGGACATGGTTTTGTAGTGCTTTTAATAAAATCTGCTGTTTTGACATCATCTTCATCACATACATGATTATGATTATTTTTATCATGACCTATAATTTTCAAACAATGTGAACAAGTAAATAATTTACACATTTCACATTTATAACCAGATGATAAATATCCTCTACAGTCATCTTCAGGACATGCCATAATAAATTTACGTTTTTCTTGTTCTGTACCCTCTTTATTACCGTGTCGGTTTAAATTGTAAATTCTACGATCATTTCGTTGTCTTTCTATTTCTATATCACGAATCGTATGTCGTAAATTTGTAATTTGAACATTTAATACCCTATTTTCTTCAACAATTGTAT